CTTGATATGCCTGCAACCAGAAAGCGTCAGAAGACCCCGAACATGAATGGTATGACTGCCAAGCAAATGCGAAGGAAAAAACCGATCAATCTTGATCACCTCAAATCGATCGAACCACTAACGGATAATCAAGAAAAGGTCTTCAATGCTTATGCTGAGGGTAAGAACTTAGTCCTGCACGGTGCTGCTGGTACTGGTAAGACATTCATCAGTCTTTATCTTGCCATGCAGCAGGTGCTGGACCCCGAGTCCCCCTATGAGAAGATCTATATGGTCCGCTCCCTGGTTCCTACCAGAGAGATTGGTTTCCTGCCAGGTGACCATGAGGATAAGAGTAACCTGTACCAGATTCCATATAAAAATATGGTGAAGTACATGTTCCAGATGCCAGATGACAATAGTTTTGAGATGCTCTATGACAATCTGAGAGCACAAGAGACTATCTCTTTCTGGTCTACCTCATTCATTCGTGGTGTCACTCTTGACAAATGTATTATCATTGTGGATGAGTTCTCTAACCTGAACTTCCATGAACTTGATTCAATCATCACTCGTACTGGTGAAGACGCCAAGATTATTTTCTCTGGTGACTACACTCAGTCGGACCTTATCAAGAGCAATGAACGTACAGGTGTGCTAGACTTCATGAAGATTCTGCAAACCATGCCCTCGTTTGAGTGTGTTGAGTTTGGTATTACAGATATCGTTAGGTCTGGTCTTGTTAGAGAGTACCTTGTTAGTAAAATTAATCTCGGATTTGGTTGATGAAAGTTTTTAATCATGTAGGTCCTGCCAAAGAGTTAGATGAACTTGAAAGTAGGACAGGTGAAAGGGGTCGTTTCTATAAGTCACCTGAGGGTAACTGGTATCCCTCAGTGACTACTGTCGTGGGACACCAGTCGATCGAAGGCATCCGTAAGTGGGAACAACGTATCGGGTGGACAGAGGCGGAGAAGATCCGCCGTTCAGCATCATGGAGAGGAACAAAGTATCATGGCATCGTCGAAAATTACCTCTTGGGTAACGTGGAGAAGGTTAAGGAAGGCGAAGGTCTTGCCTCGTACCTTTTTGGGTTTGCTCGTAAGACTCTTGATCGTATTGATAACATTCACTGTCTTGAAGCCCCTCTTTATTCTTCTGATCTATGCGTTGCTGGTCGTGTTGATTGCATTGCTGAGTTTGATGGTGAGTTAGCAATCATTGACTTCAAGACAACCAAGGAACTCAAAAAAGAATCTTGGTTGGAGAAGTATTTCGTGCAAGAGGCAGCATATGCTTACATGTATTGGGAGCGTACTGGTGTAGAGGTCAAGAAACTTGTGACACTTTCTGTTGCAGAGAATGGGGAGACCCAGGTCGTACAAAAGTATGATAAGATACCTTACATCGACACTCTCTGTAAGTGGATCAAAGATTACAGATACCATCAGGAGAGGGTCGCTAAGTGAAAGAACTCGAAGAAAACTTTATGACTCAGAACAAGTTCAGTGCTCTCGTTGAACATACTGTCCAAAATAATAATGGTCTGATCAATTACATCGAAGCAGTTGCATCAGTCTGTGAAGAATACGAGATCGAATTTGAAATGGTCGGTAAACTTATCAGCAAACCCCTTAAAGACAAAATCAAAGCCAATGCCCAACAACTCAACTGTATCAAGCGAACAACCCGTGGCATCTTACCTATCTAAGTTGTCGCACTCCTTCGGTGGCACCGTGGAGAAGAGTATTCCTGAGGATGTTGAGTGGATTGATGATGCTTTCTACATTATGAAGTCTCGTTTCGGTATGCATATTAGCATTCTGAAAGAACCTCTGGGGCAGCACTTCATCTCTGGATTAGAGTATGATACTGTCCTGAATGTCACTCGGTGGCATCTCAAAGCATTACAAGAAGGAACACTAGACGAACACACTCGTGTCGTTAATGACGGAGTGGTGGGAGGAAAACTATGAGCGAAGAATTTTTCAAATCAGAAGTAGTTCAGGAAGAACTTAACGATCTGCAAGATACCTACACAGATCTGCTTAAAATGTCTCAAAACTTTCAGGATTTTGATCCTCAACAGAAGATTGAGCACATCAATAAGACCCTGGAACTCATTGCAAAGCAAAAGGTATTCTATTCCCGACTGGAATTGATGGCAAACTATGTTGCAGAGGATGATGACAATGAGTCTGAGGTCCAAGCAATGAAGGAACGAATAGACATGGTGTCTACCCTCTACACAGGGGGGCAGGGCAACCTGCTAGCAGTCTTGCAGGCGATGGAAGACAAACTTATCAACTGGAAGAAAGAACTCCAAGGGGCTTGACGCCCCTTTTTTCATGGTCTATGATGTGCAAGTCCTGTGAGACACACACCATTAAATACAATGACCAATACGCCGTCAATTAAACCTCTCTATACTAAGTATCAGCAATGGGGATTCAAGAATGCTTGGAAGGCAAACCAAGTCCGACATGTTCATGAGAACATGGAATGGTTGGTAAGGCAACCCAAGACCAAGGGTAACGTTACCATTACCTACAATCCTAATCTCTTCAAGGCAGACTACCCGTACATCAATGACCACAATGACATCTCTGCCATGCGAGAGTCTCTTCGTGCCACGTTTGCTCGTATGTTGCGAGAGACTACCGAGTTTGATTGTTGGGCAACAAATCCCAAACTCAGGCACCTGAAAGCCATCAAGAATGCCTTCCGTCAGGGTAAGGTACTGGTAAATGAACAGGTTGATGAGGCAACTCAAACTTCTCTGGAAGATATTCTGATCAACACTGAGTACAACCAACCTCAACAGGTGGTTCCCTTTGCCAACTTCTCTATTAATGGCAAAGACTTGAAGATCGTCATGGAGTGGGATGCAAATCAGTCTGTGTCCATCTCCAAACTCAATGAGATCAATGAAGCAGTCAAGCAATTGCTCTCTTGACACCCCCTAAATAATGTGTCATCATGACTTCGGTCTGGTGACACACAGACCAAATACAAAACATACGGAGAATACAATCCATGTCTTTCGCATCACTCAAAAAGTCCAGTGGTTCCATCGCCGCTCTGACTAAGGAACTGGACAAGATGAGTAAAGGTTCGGGCAATGGTCCCGACGAACGCCTCTGGAAACCAGAGGTTGACAAAGCAGGCAACGGTTATGCTGTCATCCGCTTCCTGCCCGCCCCCACTGGTGAGGATCTGCCCTGGGCACAGGTCTGGTCTCACGCCTTCCAAGGTCCTGGTGGTTGGTACATCGAGAACTCCCTGACCACTCTCGGTCAGAAGGATCCTCTGGGTGACCTGAACCGAGTCCTCTGGAACAGTGGTCTTGATTCTGACAAGGAGATTGCTCGTAAGCAGAAGCGTAAACTGTCTTACTACTCCAACATCTATGTTGTCAAGGATCCCCTTCACCCTGAGAACGAGGGTCGTGTCTTCCTCTACAAGTATGGTAAGAAGATCCACGACAAGATTGTTGAGGCAATGAAACCTCAGTTTGAGGATGAAGAACCCATCAATCCTTTCTGCTTCTGGAAGGGTGCTGACTTCAAGTTGAAGATCGTCAAGCAGGACGGTTACTGGAACTACGATCGTTCTGAGTTTGCCTCTGCATCTGTCCTCGGTGACTTTGAAGATGAGAAACTCGAAGAAATCTACAACCAGCAATACTCTCTTGCTGATTTCACTGACCCCAAGAACTTCAAGTCCTATACTGAACTTGAAGCACGTCTGAACCTCGTCCTTGGTAAGACCAATCGTGCCGCTCAGGTGGCACAGGATGAGGAAGAGCAGGATCCCGTGGCATTCTTCTCCCCCGAAGAGACAGCCAAGCAATCGGCACCTGCCTTCAACAGTGGGTTCGGTTCTAGTGTAGAATCGTTGAACGAGGACGAGGATCCTGACCTGTCCTACTTCGCCAAACTCGCTAACGACGACTGATGGGTGAAGCAGTTCATGCTTGGAACACCATGACCTATGCTGAGGGAGCACTATTCTCCCTCTGGGTCATCGGAATGTATTACATCAAACTACGAATGGATCGGAGATTCGGACGATGACCACTCCCAACTGGCAACACCACTCCAAAAAAGAAGCAAAGCGCACCCTGAAACCTCAGGCAATGCGCCAAGCGAAGAAGCGTCGTGCTGCTCTCAAAGCAAAACTACTCGCCGCTTCGGTTGTGCTGGTTGGGGCAGCATCACCTGCTCAGGCGGTAACCTGGGGAGAGTTCTGGGAACCCTTCACAGGCGATAGGCACCACCATGTAGAGAGACACTACTATCACCCAGCACCCCCACCACCAAGGATGTGCAGGAGAAAGCAAGTGGTTGACACATGGGTTGAACCCACACCCTTTTACCCTGGGTACTGGTCACAACGAATCAGGTGGACCTGGGAACCTTGCCGCCACCGCAGACATCATCATCATCACTAAAACCAAAATCGACCTTTGATTGCAAAAATACCCCGAAAAAAATTCGGGGTATTTTTTTGCCCCCAGGGTTTTTCATAAATATTGACAGATCCACGAATATCGTGTATCGTACTAATATCGCGAATATCCAACATCATGTACAAACCTTACTCTGCCGAATGGCACAGATATCGTTATTTGAAGGAAGCGATCGACAAGTACCTTGACGATGGGATTGATCCAAGTTACATTGTGGACGATATTCTCGATATTCTGCATATTCGCTCTGAGGCGGCATATCTCGAATTTACGAGAATCAACCAATTAGAACATTATCTCTCGGACGTAGGAACATGCTCTCAACCCAATATAGACTCAGATTAGAGTTTATCTGCAAAAAGATCGCAAACAAGGAAGAGGTAAAATTAGAAGATATGATCTGGGCAGAGAAACTCGCCAAGAGACACACAACTGCCCGAGATTGGTTAAATAAAGCACGTCGCTGTGCCGCCCAGGATATTCAGGAGGGCAGTATGGATGATTTTATGAATAAGATGGGACTAGGTGACCCCGACCCATCTAATTACAGAACGGGGTTCCAATCAGCAGACGAAATTGTGGATTGGTTCAAGCAGGATAAACCTGATGATTGGAGACAGAGAGATTAGTAAGACCCACTAGAAGATCCACCAGTTGCCTGACCGCTTGTCGTTGTACTGCTTACAGTGGTGCCAGCGTCTGTTGTACCAGCAATCACACCAGAAGAGTTCACAATACCTATACCAGCGGAAGTTGTGGTGGACGTAGTGA